AATATGTTAGGGTGCGGCAGTATGAGGAGAAGTTAAATGATGAAACCACTGAAGGGTTGCCCCACGCCGGAAGCTTGCAAGCGGGCCGGAACTTGTTTGATGCGGAAGTTTGGTAAGTAATTTATGGTTGGATTATTAGATCCTAGTAATGCCGCTGGTTATGCGGCGGAAGCCAAGCGTCTTGCTGTTGATGTGCCGAACGTTACACCTATGGACGCGGCCCGCTTTGTAGCGGAAGCCACGCCGATTATTGGTGACGCAATGGCTGCGAAACAGGTCTGGGATGAGGCTACGTCAGTAAACCCGAATTGGGCTTTAGTCGGCTTGTTGGGTGGGGCCACTGTGTTGGGATTATTTCCTTTTATTGGTGATGCTGCTGCGAATGCTGTTAGGTCTGGTGCGCGAGGGTTACTTGATACGGCCAAGCGTGTTGAGGTTGGGCCAAATTCTATGGGGTCTTTGTTGGGTGATGTGCGTTTGAAGCCGAAGGTTGATGCGTCACCAAAAATAAAAGCATATCATGGAAGCCCCCATAATTTTGATAAATTTAGTATGGATGCAATTGGAACTGGCCAAGGCGCGCAGGCTTATGGTCATGGTCTTTATTTTGGTGAAACTGAAGATGTGGCAAAGATGTATCGTGACCAATTATCTGGCGGTATTTCTGCGGCATCTCGCAGAACGCTTGAGGCCGTTGATGGGGATGTCGATAAAGCAATACTGGAAACCCAGAAAAAGCTAGATAAGCTTTTAGAGCGAAATGCCGATGGAAACTTTGCTGGCGCAGAGCGTAGATTTAACGCGCAAAAACAAATTCAAGAAGATAAGATAAATCAATTAATTGCTTATAAAGATACGGGTTCGTTTAATGAGGGTCATTTGTATGAGGTTGATATTAATGCAAGCCCAGATGATTTTATTGATTATGACGCTCCATTAAGTGAGCAAACTGGCAAAGTGGCTAAATACATTTCTGATTATGAGGCTCTTACTGGTCAGCCTATATTAGATGCATTGCCTCAAAAAACAAATACTGGCAAAGATTTAATGTTGAAGCTTGGCGGTAAGGAACTTCAAGCTGGCGCTTCAAACCCCTCTGCTGCAATGTCGGATTATTTAAGTAGAGAGGGCATTGCTGGTGTAAAGTACCTTGACGCAGACAGTCGGGCTGTTGGCCAAGGCTCGCGTAATTATGTTGTTTTTGACGACAGGTTAATAAACATTGTGAAGAGGTATGGGATTGCTGGCGCTGCAACTATGCTTGGCGTTACCGCTATGGACGTAGAACAAGCTATGGCTCAAGGCATGCAGCAGCCTAGCGGCTTACTAGCCTTACAAGAAATGCAAAAACGTGCTAATGAAAAGCAATACACGCGAGGATTATTAGAGTAATGGCAATTACAACATACGCAGAATTAAAGTCGAGCATAGCTGACTTTCTCAACCGTGACGATCTAAGTACGATTGCTGCTGATTTTATTACATTGGCCGAAGCTGACATACAAAGGTTTGTCCGGCACTGGCGTCAGGAGAAGCGCAGCAACGCTCAGATTGATACGCAGTATAGCGCAATCCCTGCTGATTTTCTTGAGGACATTAGGTTTTACATTACGTCTAATGATACCAGCCCGCTTGAGAAGATGAGCCAATCCGAAATTTTACAGAGAAAGTTTGAGACGGCTAATACCTCTGGTCGGCCAGCCTACTATGCTTTGACTGCTGGCGAGATAGAAGTTTATCCTGTCCCCGACAGTACATACACTGCTGAGTTATATTACTACGCGCGCGTCCCAGAATTGAGTGATACTAATACATCAAATTGGCTGTTGCAGTATTTCCCAGACGCTTATTTATATGGCGCCTTAATGCATTCTGCGCCATACCTGAAGGAAGATGCACGAATACAAACGTGGGCGGCTTTGTATAAAAATGCAATTGATGCTATAAACGCCTCAAGTGACGCAGCAAAATATGGCGGATCAGGCCGTCGTATGAAAATAAGGGCATATTAAAATGAGTTTTTCCAATACTTTTGAAACTACAGTATTAACTTGGGTTTTTACTACTGGCAGTGCGACACGGCCAACTGCTTGGCATATCGCGCTTTACACTGCGGCTCCGTCTGACACTGGCGGCGGTACGGAAGTTTCCGGCGGTGGTTACGGGCGTCAGGCTGTAGCGTTTGCTATTTCCGGCAATACTGCGTCAAACAACGCGGCGATTGAGTGGGATGTTGCGACTGCTAATTATGGCACAGTTTCGCACGTAGGGGTCTTCGATGCTTCCAGCGGCGGAAATTTAATTGCATACGCTGCTTTGACAACCAGCAAAACTATTTCAACTGGTGACGTGTTTAGGCTTCCATCAGGTGATCTTGATATTACGCTAGACTAATGGCTGAGTATCGCAGCGGATACGGGCAAAGCACATACGGCTCATATAACTTTGGGCTTGATGGTTTTGTCACTGACGGCGCTGGCGCAATTATTACGGCCACCACTACGGCGGCTGCGTCTGTACGCGTAAGGCTTACGGCTTCTATAATTGCGACAACCTCCGGCACGACTGCTGCGGGTCTACGTGTTCGTGAGGGTGCAGCCACTTCCGCGTCTACTGCGTCGGTAACTTCTGTCGGCCAGCGCGTCAGGCAGAGCGCGGCAACTTCTGCGGGCGCTGCGTCTGTTTCCGCGAGTGTCGTTAGGGTGCAAAGTGGCGCCAGCGCGATAGCTGGTGTTGCATCTACGAGTGCAGCAATTGAGCGCGTGAGAGATGGCGCAAGTGTAATTGCTGCGTCTGCGTCTACGGCATCCAATGCTAATGTTGTGTTTAGCAGCGGCGCCGTTATCGATACTGCTTTGACTGTGGGCGCGACTTGCAACCTAGTGCAGATTAGTTCGAGTAATATTTCTGTTGCTTCTTCTGTCGTGTGTAACGCGCGTGAGAAGTGGGAAATAGAGTTGGAAACGTCAGAAACGTGGACTGATGTTGATCCCGCGAGTGAAGTATGGCAATATGCATCCAACGCATCAACCGATTGGTCTGTTGCTTCCCCCTAAAATTTAGGTGATTAAATCAAGGCTTACGCCGCATAGGAGATTAAAATGGCTGATACAACGACAACCACATATAGCTTAGTTAAGCCGGAGGTTGGTGCATCTGAGGATACTTGGGGTACTAAGATCAACACTAACCTTGATAATATTGATAATCTTCTCGACGGAACCACTGCGGTTACTGGCATTGATATTAACTCAGGCACGATTGATGGCGCGGTTATCGGTGGTAGCTCTGCGGCGGCAATAAGTGGTACGACGTTAGCGCTTTCTGGCAATGCAGTAATAGACGGTACACTAGCGGCGGGTAATGCAACTTTTTCTAGCTCAGAGCCGTTGATTACGGGAGTTGATACTGGGTTAAGTAGTCGTATTTTTACAATAGGCGGTAATAACGGAAATTGCATTATTGATGTTGACCCTAATGGCACTGCTGGTGGCAGTCTTTTCCAAGTAGACGTTGATAATGGCGAAGTATTAAAATTAACTTCTGCGGGAGCTTATGTTACTGGTCTTTTAGATGTATCCACCAACGCTGTAATTGATGGCACTGCCCTAGTAACAGGTGTTCTGACCACCACGGCTGCAACTGTGTTTAATGGTGGGTTTGCTAGTAATGCTGACTCAACTGTTGGAGGTACTCTTACTGCAACAAAACTTGTATCAGCTAACGGAGTGCTTGAGCTAGACGACAACGGAAGCCATAACGGAATAATAAACTCGCCTGCTAGTTTGTTCATTAATATTGACAGCGACAACGGTGCGACAGGCGAAGACTTTGTCATTGCTAAAGACCGCACCAGTACATCTGGTGGAACTGAATTATTTAGAGTTCAAGAAGATGGCAACGTGGGTATAGGTATTGCTCCAGCAACAGCTTATGGCAGGGCTTTACAAATTCACGACACAGGAACAAGCGGAGCTAATCTAAGATTAACAGACAACACAAGCGGCTCTGGCACGGGCAATGGTTTTGAGATTATTCAAATAGGCGTAAATAATTACATGCTCAACCGTGAAAACGGTTTTATTGCTGCATTCACAAATAACACAGAACGTATGCGCATCGACTCGTCAGGCCGAGTTCTAATAGGCACAACTACTGAGGGTGCAACCGCTGCTGACAATTTTACTATCTCAGGCAGCAGTAATGTTGGTATGACTATTCGTTCAACTAGTAGTAATGATTCTGCTGTTTATTTTTCTGATGGTACAAGTGGCGCAAGTGAATACCAAGGTTATATAGCTTATGCCCATGGAGACAGCACTTTTAGATTTGGGGCGCAAGGCGTTGAACGTATGCGCATCGACAGCGACGGCAACGTGTCGGTGGGTAGGACTACTAGTACTGGACTAAACGATGCAGGGCATGTATTTGGTGAAGACGGTTACGTGTACCACACCAGAACTGGCAGCATTATGTGGCTAAACACACTTTCTAGTTCGGCTACTGCGATTACTTTTGGGGCTTCTGGAACCACTAAAGGAAACATTGTTATTAATACTAGCAGTGTTTCCTACAACACATCATCTGACTACCGCCTTAAAACTGACGCACAGCCAATGATAGGAGCGACTGCCCGTCTTAAGCAACTTAACCCAGTTAACTTTGAGTGGATTTCAGACGGTACTCGTGTGGATGGCTTCCTCGCACATGAAGCACAGGCGGTTGTACCTGAGTCAGTCACAGGCACTAAAGACGAAGTGGACGATGATGGCAATGCAGTAATGCAGGGCCTAGATCAGTCTAAGTTAGTCCCACTCCTCGTTAAAACAATACAAGAACTAGAAGCCCGTATTACAGCCCTAGAAGGATAAAGCATGGCAATCACATACACTTGGACTATACCAACCGTTGAAAACACAATCGCAACTGGTGGCATCAATACGATACACTGGCGTTGCAATGCAGTTGACGGTGATCATTCAGTAGGCAGCTACGGCACAGTAGGCTGTACACCAGACCCAGACGCATCTGACTTCATTGCTTATGACAGTGTTACTGAAGCTAATTGCATAGCGTGGGCGCAAGCTGATGTTGGCAAGGACGATACTGAGGCAGGACTTGCTGCCCAGATAGCGGTGCTTAAAGCGCCAACCCAAGCCACGGGGGTTCCGTGGTAACAACCTAGAAGGAAATCAAAATGACTGAAGAAAAAAAGGTTATTACGATTAACGATGTAGACTACACAGAAGACGATCTAACTGATGAGCAAAAGATGATGATTAATCATATTAATTCTTTACAGCAAAAAATAACTTCTGCTCAGTTTAATTTAGATCAATTTAGAGTGGGCAGCGAAGCGTTTGGTAAAATGTTAGCAAGCTCTCTTGAGGCTTCTGAAGAAGAAGAAACAGAGGAAGAGGAGTAAAATAATGCCAAAAGGAATGAGAACTTACGGAACCACTAAAGGCCGTCCACCAAAAAAAGGTGGCAAAAAAAAGTAGTAATAAATTCAGGGGCGGCTCATGTCGCCTCTGTTGTTATTTTATTGCTTATTGTGCTATAGTCCGATTAGTTTAACTCCGCATCGAGGTCTGTATGCCATTAATCCCATTAGATATACCCGCTGGTATTTACAGAAACGGAACTGATTTTCAATCTAATGGGCGATGGCGTGACGCCAATTTAGTGCGTTGGGTTGATAATACAATGCGCCCAATGGGTGGCTGGCGTACAAGATCCAGCAACGCCGCCAACGCCCAGATACGCGGCATGAAGACTTGGGTTACAAATAACAATCTGAGATTTATAGCTGGTGGCACTTACAATAAATTATATGCGTGGAATGAAACTGGTGTGCGTTACGACATAACGCCAACAAGTTTTACTGCTGGTCGCGCGGATGGTGTGGCCTTCACTGGATTTGGTGGGGGTCTTTACGGTGGTTACGCTTACGGCGTGGCGAGGCCGGACACGGTTCGCATTCAGCCAGCAACGTCTTGGGCTTTGGATACGTGGGGGGAATACCTAGTAGGATGCACTGAGGATGACGGCAAGTTATATGAATGGCAATTGAATACATCTAATCCGGCTGCTGTTATTGCTAATGCGCCAACAGGCAACAGGTCAATGGTTGTCACTGAGGAAAGATTTTTATTCGCTCTGGGCGCTGGCGGTAATCCCAGAAAAGTGCAGTGGTGTGACCGTGAAAATAACACAACTTGGACGCCAGCAGCGACAAATGAGGCTGGCGATCTTGAGCTAAATACAAGCGGGCAGATTATGAAGGGCGTCAAAGTACGCGGGCAAACTCTCATACTGACAAGCACCGACGCACACGCCGCTAATTATATTGGCCCGCCATATGTGTATGGCATTGAGCGCGTCGGTACGTCTTGCGGCTTGGCTGCGAATGAGGCGGTGGCGGTGGTTGACGCTGGTGCCTTCTGGATGGGGCCACACGCGTTTTACAGTTACACGGGAAGCCTCGTACAAGAGGTGCCAAGTGACGTTGCTGACCATGTGTTTAACGATATGAACCGCGCCCAAATCAGTAAAGCCTTTGCAGTTACAAACAGCAATTACGGTGAGATCTTTTGGTTTTATCCATCCGCCGAGGCAACCGAGAATGACCGATATTGCGTATATAATTATATTGAAAATACTTGGTACATAGGATCTCTGCCGCGAACTGCTGGCGTCGATCGTGGCGCATTCAGAAGTCCTATCTGGGCAGACGCGTCTAACTATAAAATATACGAGCATGACATTGGTTTCGATTATGGCACCCTGTCGCCGTTTGTTGAGAGTGGCCCAATTGTAATTGGTTCTGGTGATACCGTCGTGTCTGTCACTGAAATGATACCCGACGAGAAAACGCAGGGTGACGTTAACGTAACGTTT